TTGATGCCTGAAGATAATGTTGATGTAAACTGTCCTTGTTTTACACCACCCCATGATCCAAGACCCCAACCAGTAGAAGCTGTTTCAACTGCAGGTCCTACGGGATAATAATGTTTAACTCTAATACCGCCAGATGTTGATGCACCTGATCCAGACTCATTAGATGACATAGTAATCGTTAAAGTCGTATCACTTGGAATACTTGTTACCATAAATTTTACATCTGTAAAATCACCAGATCCAAAATTAGAATTAGTAATAGCTGTAAAGCTATCTAATAATATAATATCACCTGCGTTCATTCCATGAGCAGATGCAAAAGTTAGTGTTACAACTGCTGACCCGTTAGTTGTAGAAAATGCGTTTGTTAAAGTTGTTGTAGATTTAATAGGGTGTATGTCATAAAAAATACCACCAGAGTATGCATATAAAATTCTATTAGTTCCTAATGCAGCGTACTTAATTCCTGATGCATTAACAAAATGATGAATAGCTGTGTTACGACCTGTTAATTCAATTGAACCTAATTGTGCCCAACCACCTATTTTTTCAGGTGTACCATATCTAAATCTAACATTGTCACCAGCAACCCATTGGCCTTCGCCACCTGTTGCTGTAACTTGTTTATTAAACCCTGGTGCAAATTGTACTTTTTGTAACATTTAACCTCATTATATTATATATTCCTTATTGGTGGAATACCTAACATCGGCCTTTTGTCGAACCTATTCTTTTCAGCAAAAGGACCATTTACATGGTTATAATGAAGAAATACTTGAGCACAAGTATTACCTTCTAGAGGTTCTCTCCAATGTTCTAATTCACATCCACTATATACTAGCATATCGCCAACATCAAGTAAGACTTCAGTGCCTTTTGGAGCGTTGGGTTTGTGTATATTTTTATATTCATCTATAACTGTGTCTTGACCCGTGCCGTCTATAAATATAGGCCACATATCTCCACCTAAATGAATAGTTGTAGATATTTCACAACTAGGTCTATCTTTGTGTCTTTTTAATTCATCTCCATTTTTATATAATCTAGCGTATGAGTAGGTAGGTATTAGTTCTAATCCTGTTTCTTGTTTCATTTTAGGTAATACTTTCATCAGTAATGTTTCCATAACAGGATCGGCATAATGAGAGTAAGTATTTGGAATTTGTTTATCTGTCCATGTTCCAAGCAAACCTGTATCGTACGTAATATTATTATCGTACATAAACTTAACTGCATCACGTTTAAGTAAAAAATAATTAAAAATAAAGTTGGCTAGTTCATAACTAACTGCATTTTTTATTACTTGGTATTTATTAAAAATCATATAAAATTAAAAGACACTGATATCCTTATGTCATTGCTTTGGTTAGGTTCTACTTTATGCCACATCCATGAAGGAAACATTATAAGTCTTCCAGGTATTGGATCGTAATAAGTTTCTCGCCACAACTCTCTAGGTAATTTTCCTTTTTTTCTATTAGGCATACATTGTTGTACTCCAGGTCTTGGATCCATTAAAGATAGTCTTCCAGAATTAGGTTGTGCTTTTACATAATAAGCACCAGAAAATAATGAGTTAGGGTGTAAATGAGATTGATTGTATCCACCAGGTGGATTAATATTAGCCCACATATTACCTAATCTAGGTTGTATGTCTAAATGCTCTTCTTTAATTATTTCTTTTTGCATTTGAAATAACTCTTGAATTAAAGGTTCGTATTCTTTTTTATGATTCATATCTGTTTGTGAATGCCAACCATTCATGTTAGTTTTACTTACACCTTTATCTTGATTACTCCAATCAATAATGTGTTTTTCTAAATATAAATTTAACTCATTAGCATTAGGTAAATCTTTAATATAAATAATAGTTGGAAAAAAATATTCTTTAATCATTTAAAAGGTTTTCCTCCAAACCACATAACAAGTGATTGTCTAACACCTCTTGTTACAGGTGCTACTCTATGGTTTAAAAATGATGCAAATATAATTGCATGACCTTGTTTAAGTTTAACTCTCTTACCAGGAGCCATTAGTTCTAAATCTCCTCCTTCAAATTGATTTTCAGGAGATAATAATAATGTCATAGATATTTTTCTAACTGGTGGTTCGTGTTGCATAGTAACATCTGTATCCATATGCCAATCATAAAATCCACCTTCAGGATATTCTGTAAATTGAGCTTGTTCTGTTATTTGTATATCTCCAAATCCAAAATGATTTCTATTTGCTTTTTGTATAAATTCATTTATTTGATCGTACATAGGTTGCATTTCTTTAAAAGGAATCCAACTAATAGTTGTTATTCTTTTATTAGTATCTACTCCACCTTTAGGTTTATTCATACCAACTTGTGCTTTTTGTGGTTTTTGTCTTCTACCAGCATCAATAACCATTTGACATTGTTCTGGTGTAAACAAAGGTGTAGTTGTTTCAACTATCCAACTTTTCCATTTAGGTTCTGTAATTATCACGTTGCACTCCTATTTTTAATTGGGTCATAATTTACATCCATGTTACATGATAAAGTTCTTCTTATTTCATTTGTACTATTAAAAGGATATACACAATGCCTTATGTCATATGGAAATATATAAAAATTTCTTTCTTTCATTATGGGTCCATAATCAACATTTGCAAATTGACCAGTTGAATTTCCTAATATTTGTAATTGTCCATTCATAGGTTTATTTGCTGCTGAATATTCAACACCAGTATTTTTTGGTAGCTTTAAAATCATAACTGAAGATAGACCAGTAAACAAAGATCCTTGGTGAATGTGCACTGGATTGTATTCATTAGCTTTCATTTCATTTATCCACACAGAATTCATATGCATTTCGTATTCTTTAATTTTATTCCAATCCAAATAATGTTTCATAACCATATAAAACCAATGTCTAACATTATCTGGTAAAAAATTATGTGGATGCATTTTATTATTAGGTGTACCATCAAAAAACAATGAATGTTCATTTTGAATTTTACCTACTAATTGTGGGTTAGCCCTAGGTAATTTATTTCTTTTTGTTTCGTAAATATGGTTTAAAATATTGTACACATCTAAAGGAACCTCGTATTTTAATACTGATTGACCTAAAAATACAAAATTAAAATTTAATGTGTCCATAATTTTCTTTTATTCTTTGTGGTATTTTTTCTATGTAAGGGTTATATATTTTTCTAATCTTTCCTGACCAAATTTTATGCATATTGTTTCCAACTATGGTATCGTCATAAGATATACCATTAATATTTATCTGCTGCAAGTTTTCAAAATAATGTGGGTAATAAGGTATATTAAAAAAATTATAAATTTTATTTATTTCTTCTTCAGGATTTTGCACTAAATTATCATACTTTATAAAATGACATATGTCTGGATAATTAAATGAATTTTTAATTGCCTCTAATTCTTTAGCAATAGCTCCCTTAGAATTCATTAACATAGATAATTTTTCTTCATCGTTTTTACAACCATATTTATTTGGAAAAGCATTAGGGTTTTCTGTGTACCATTGCATGTAAGAAGCTAGTACATCCATTAAATCTCTAAGTAATACTACGCACTTAAAAGGTTTTTTAAAATGTTTTTTTATTAATTGAAAATTACCTTTGGTCATAACAGGACCACGATCTATAATGTATTTTTGTGGCCAGTCTTTGTAATAATTTACATAAACAGAATCTAATACATTGTCTAAGGATTGATGATCTGGGTAGTTTTTAAATACATCTGTTTCTTTTAATAAAAATAAATCCTTCATTATCTCTAATGTAATAGAATTAGCAGTGCATGCTATGTTAGGATTTTGATTCATAATAGATGTAAACAAGGTGTTTCCTGACCTTGGCATTGCAACTAAAAAGAAAAGTTTTTTAATCCTGTTGTCCGATTGAGTTTTTTTCGAATTCCAGTTTTGCATTTTCTTTCTTTTTATTCTCTATTTGTATGTCTTTTTTAATTCTTTCTATAGACTGCAATTGTCCTAGTACGTTAAATACTTCTGGTTGACTTGACCCTGTTGTTAAAGTTTCTGCCTTATTCTTCATAGTTAAATGATAAGAGTTTAATTGGTGAGTATTAACGTTTTTAGTATCAAACGAACCATCGTCAAATTTCTTTTTAAACTTAGACCATAATTTTATTTCTCTCATTCTATCTCTTGCAACTAATTGCATAGATGCTTTACCATATGTTTTTTCATCTATATCAATTTGTAATAACTCTCTTTTTAATGGATCTTCTTCTTTATTTAATTTTTCTTGTAGTCTTTTTATTTTAACTTCTGCTCTTCTGTAATCAAAAGATAGTGTCATTAAGTTTTCTAAGAATACATTTTGTTCTCTAACGCACTGCCAATACTTAGCAGCCTTAGTTGGATACTTTGCATCATTTAATACAGAAAACTGCATTTCAGTTTCTGTTCTAAACATTTGTTTTTTAGTCCAAGTGTCTCTTAGCTCTTCTGTTAAACCTTTAAATATTTTAACCTCTTCTGGGTCTAATAAATTATTAAGGTTAGGTGCTTCTTTTTCTATAAGTTCTTTTATGTTTCTTTTATCTGTCATATTAATCCTTTCATTGTCTGTAATATAACTATTAATTAATCAAAGTCAATTGTTTTAGCTGTGCCTAAAGCTGTTGTATCACCTGTAAATTCTTCTGTTACTGCAGAAGGAGATCTACCTCCACTTGCTATTGCAGCCGTTGCAGTTCCACCTTGTCCTACAGGTTGACCAGCTACAGATGTAGAGGGTCTTGTGGACCAAGACGTTCCATCATAGCCTTCTGTTTTTGAAGATGGATTAGATCCATCGTAACCTAAAAAAAGTAAAGCATCTGTTTGAGTTCCAGCTGATCCTCCGTTTGATCTAGCGGTAAGTAAATCATTTTGTTCAGACCAACTCGTTCCATTGTATTCTTCTGTTTTTCCTGAAGTGCTTGGTTCAGCTCCACCAGAAGCTAGACCAGCTGTTTGACTTCCTGTAGCCCCTATTCCATGTCTTGCAGTTCCTAAATTTCCACCACTTGTCCAATTAGTTCCATCATATTCAGCAGTAACATTTGAGTTAGGGTTTTCTCCACCCACACCAAAACCTGCAGTTAATGTGCCTGATCCACTTACGTTAGAAGCAGCAATTGGATAATTATTTGCTGCTGTCCAATTAGTTCCATCGTACTCAGCTGCTGAATTTGAATAACTGCCCCCAGCATAACCAGCAAAAGCTATCGCTGCTGTTTGTGCAGCAGTAGTAAATTCTGCAGGATTTTCTTTTGCAGCAGGTAAATTATTTTGTTCAGACCAACTTGTTCCATCATATTCTTCAACTTCATTTCTATCTGTAGTAGGAGAACCTGCTCTACCACCAAAAGCTAAAGCAGCTGTTTGTAAACCGCACCCTCCTAAAGAAGTTCTTCCTGTATTTAAATTTCCACCACTTGCCCATGCAGCAGCAGTTGTTGTAGAAATAGATACATTCCATTCTTCTGTTGCTCCTGTAAGAGAAGGAGTGCCACCTGCAATACAAATACCTGATGAACTAGGACCATTATATCCACCAACATTAGTTCTAGCAGTTGCTAAATCTCCAACTTCTGTCCAACTTGATCCGTCATATTGTTCTGTTTCATCTCGTACAGCGTCTGGACTAACTGTTGTGCCTGCAAAAACTATACCTGCGGTTTGTGTTCCACCTCCAGACGAAGAGTGTCTACCAGTATTTGTAGCACCTCCAGCTGTCCAATTAGTTCCATCATATTCTTCTGTAGCACCAGGTGATGAACTAGGAGGAGAAACTTCGCCTCCTACCACTAGACCTGCTGTTTGCGTTCCCATTCCTGCTAAAGTTTGTCTTGCAGTGTTAATATTGTTTCCATTACTCCAATTTGTTCCGTCATACTCTTGTGAATTATTTTTTGGTGTTCCTCCTTCACTTCCACCAGCAGAAAAAGCAGCTGTTTGTGTTCCACTACCTCCCATGGCTGTAACAGTTGTAGCCATGTTATTACCACTAGTCCAACTTGTTCCATCATACTCTTCTGTTGCGTTTGATTCATTTGCATGTGGAGCAGATCCAGGAGGTATATTACCTCCAAAAACTAATCCTGCTGTTTGAGATCCTGCGGTAGTTCCACCTAATTGTGTTCGAGCAGTGTTAAGATTTCCGCTTGTGGTCCAACCAGAACCATTATATTCTTCTGTTAAATTTTGTGATGGAGTAGTTACTTGTCCTCCTGCAAAAGCAGCGGCCGTTGAAGGTCCAAACCCTGATCCATTTTTTCTACTAGTATTTAAATTACTACCAGCTGACCATGCGCCAACTGCAATGTGTGATGCAACTGTTCCACTTGTAGAATTGTAAAAAACTTCTCCTTCTATCGCTCTATCTCCTGATGTATCAGAAGATAAATATTTTACCTTCAAGCCTTTTAATTCTTGGTAAGTTGACATTTAAAATTCCTTTAGACGATTGTTATGAAACCTGGCTTTGCACCAATTCTTGCAACTTTATCATCTGCTGATTCACCATCAACATTGTTATTGTCCCAAGCTGTTCTAGCTAAATCATCAGATGCTTTAACTAAAGCTTGTGCTTCTGCTTCAGTTTTTTTAATTCCGTTTCTATCAGCTAACCAACATGCTCCTCTTTCATTAGCTCCAATAGCCCAGACATCTACATAATTAGATCCATCGTGACCAGAGTAACCTCTAAGAAAAAAGTTTCTTCTGTCTTCTGCAGTAAAAAAACCTTTCCCAGTATTAGCTGCTACGCCATATAAAAATAGTGCCATATTAATCCTCCTTTTTTAGTTTATATATTAATATAATCATAAATCAACTATCAGTTATAGTCTTTAAATTTATTGATGTTGCATCTTCAGTGTATTCTTCCGTGTGGTTTGAATATGCTGGAGTTATTATTCCTCCTACCGCTAAACCTAATGTATTAGAAGTTCCGGAACTTCCACAAATTTGAGATCTTGTAGTTGCAAGAGATGGTCTTGTTGACCAACTAGTGCCATCATAACCTGTTGCTACAGCAGTTTTTGCACCACCTGTACTAGAGCCTGTTTGTCCACCAAATTGTAAAGCTGCTGTTTGAAGTCCTGATGCACCATGATTAAATGCAGGGCTTATCATATCATTAACACTAGTCCATGAAGTACCATTATATTCTTCTGTATCATCTGATATAGTTGGAGGTGATTGTACTCCTCCCATGGCTAATGCTGCTGTTTGTGTTCCTGCTCCTTTAAAACCATATCTAGCTGTATTTAAATCTCCTGATTCTGTCCACGAAGAACCATCCCATTCTTCCGTAACAGCTAATCCTGAAGGAGCTGTTTGACCTCCATAAGCTAACGCTGCTGTTTGAATTCCACAACCAGCAAGTTGACCTCTCGTACTATTTAAATCTCCTACTTCTGTCCAACTTGTTCCGTCATAAGATTCATTTAATGCTGACGGTCCAGAACCACCAAAACCTAAAGCTGCTGTTTGAATTCCAGCGCCAGCTAAAGAATATCTTGCACTGTTTAAATTATTTTGTTCGGCCCAACTTGTTCCGTCATATTCTTCTGTTTCATTGTCACCTGGATCAGAACCAGAATATCCTCCAAAAACTAAAGCTGCAGTTTGAGTTCCCTGTTGTGCAACTCCCATTGAATCTCTAGCAGTTCCTAAATTACCACCACTTGCCCAAGCTGCTGCGGTGACAGTCATGGTTGTAAAATTAAATTCTTCTGTTGCTGTTGTATATGGAGCACCTCCAACTAGTACAGCAGCTGTATTACTTCCAGCTGATATCATGTAAGCATTTCTTGCTGTCCCTTGAGTTGCAGGATTAGTGGTCCAAGAAGTTCCATCATACATTTCTGTAATTCCACCTACTCTAGCAGAAGGTGGTGCTGCTCTTGTTCCTGCCATCAATGCTGATGTTACAGGACCAGAATGAGCGCAAATTCCTCCAGAAGGTCTAGCTGTATTAAGACTTCCTCCAGCTGCCCAGCTTCCAGTATACTCTAAAGTAACTGTCCCTGATGGAGGTGGTATGCTTGCTAAAATAGCTGTTGAAGTTGCTCCTGAACCCTGTGTCATAGCAGCAGGTAAAGCGTCACCCGAAGACCAATTAGTTCCATCATAAGTTGAAGAATCTGTACCACCGTTTGCAAATATCATGGCATTAGTTTGTATTCCTCCACCAGCGCTTCTATTTGCATTAGGTACATTAGTAACTTCAGTCCAAGATGTACCATTATATTCTTCTACGTTAGTAGTAGATTCAGTGCTATAGCCTGCTACTAATAAAGCGGCTGTTTGAGTTCCCACACCAGCTCCACCTCTTCTAGCAGTATTTACATTTCCTCCACTAGACCAACCAGAACCATTATAAGATTCTGTTGCAGCAGTATTTCCTGGTCCCCCTAAATATCCTGCATAAGCTAAAGTTGCAGTTTGAGTTCCTCCAGATATTCCAGCTAAAGTTCTAGATGTACTCATAGAAGTACCAGCTGCCCAAGCACCAGATGCTATTGCTACTTTATATTCTGAATCAGTATCACTATAAAATATTTGTCCTTCTCCTTGTGCATTATCTAAATCAGAAGTAAAAAATTTAATTTTTTTACCACGTATATTTTTATAATCCGTCATGATACATCCACCGATCTTGTTGTAGCTGCTGAACTATATTCTTCTGAAGTATTAACAGCTGTTCCAGGGGCATAACCACCAGCATTTAAAGCTGCAGTTTTAGTGCCTCCACCACCAGCAGCTGCATATCTTGCAGTGCCTAAAGCTGCATCAGCAGAAAAATCTGTACCATCATAACTAAAAGTTGTTGTTTTATTAGTAGGTTGTGAACCTGCTGTTGATTGTCCATTAAAAACTATTGCTAAAGTTTGTGTGCCTGAAGCATTAGCTCTAACTCTTCCTTCTGGAAAAGCTTCTCCAGCTGCCCAACTTGTTCCATTATATTCTTCAACATTGGTTAAGCCACTACCAGAATCTTTAGGTCTGCCTCCAAAAAATACCGCTGCCGTTTGAGTTCCACACATTGATGAAGTATCAAATCTTCCTGTACTCATATCTCCACTTTCTGTCCAGCTTGATCCATCATATTCTTCAGTGTTTGCCGTAACGCTTCCAGGGTCATTAGAAGGTGAAATTTGTCTTCCACCACAAGTAAGTCCTGCTGTTTGTGTTCCACAACCACCACCATTAGTTCTATCTGTATTTAAATCACCACCAGCTGTCCAATTAGTACCATCGTATTCAAAACTTTCTGTCTGAGCAGCAGGTGCGGGACCGCCTGCTACTGCTGCAGGGACATCTCCACCACAAAATAAACCAGCGGTTTGTGTTCCTCCTCCAGTTCCATTTTCAAATCTTTCAGGCATATTTGTTGCAGTAGTCCACGAACTGCCATCATATTCTTCAACTGTTAAACCTGGGGAAGGATTAGCTCCTCCTGCTTGAACTTGAGCATTTTGAGTTCCTGCCATGGCTAATGCACTATTACTTGAAACATCGTTCATGTTTCCACCAGCTGACCATGATGAAATAGTAGGTGCAACTTTTATAACTTTAGTTGAAGAGTTATACCAAATTTGTCCTTCTTTAATATTAGCAGGATCACTTGATACTGATTTAATACTATAACCTTTTACTTCTCTGTAAGTTGCCATACTATTCTCCTATTAATCATTCTTGAATAGCCAGCCTTGTGTTGAATCTGTAAATACTAAAGTAAAGGCAGCTCTTTCTGTTGATACTGTTAAATCGTCTGTAGATCCAAATATTTTTTCTGAACCATTGGCTGCCACTGTGCATGCATTAGAATCAAATGTTCCAGCGTAATCAACAATAGATACTTCATCTCCAATTGTTCCCGCTGGTAAAGTAATTGTAATTGCTGCTGATGTTGTATTTACAAATACACCTTGACCAGCTGCTGCTGTAAAATCTCCTGTCTTAACTGCTTGCCAAGACGTACCACCACCAATGTATGTTTTAACATCGGTCATTGCAACTTGGACCATTGTTCCGTTATCATTAACAACAACTCTATCTGCGTCAACTAAAGTTGTACTTGTAGCAGATGTTCCACCATCAACTATATTTAGTTCTGCCGCTGTTGAATCTACTGCAGCTAATTTTGTTAAATCTGCCTGTACTAATCCAGAAACACCATCTAGTAAATTAAGTTCTGCCGCTGTTGAACTAACGGCTGTGCTTCCTAATGTAAGTTGACCATCTGGCACAATAAGACCTGCAGCGCCATTAAAAATTAAATCATCTGCTGATGTGTCCCAAGTAACATTAGCTGAAGCTGTATCTCCGTAAAGTATTACATCATATCCTTGATCATTAGCACCAATTGTTAATGTTGCGTCTAATTGAACCGCACCATCAATATCAACTGCATCTAAATTTGTAGTTCCATCAATATCACAGTTTCCAGATATATCTAATTCTGTTGCTACAACTTTGTCATTAAATGTAGCTGCTCCTGCTTCACTACCATCAAGAGTAAG